CGGGGCTGCGGCGAGTGGATCGCGACCGCTCCCGGCGGCACAACCTGGGTCCGCGCTCGGTGCGGCAACAAGCGCTGCCCGAAGTACGGCGAGGGGCAGACTATTCACCTGAAGTGAGATCCGTGCTAGACTCAGCCTAACAACTCGATAGTGTCAGGCGTTCGGCGCCTCCGATTCTCAGCCTTTTGGTGGCTCGGGAAGGGAGGCGCTTTTCGATGCTCGAGTACAAGAGCATCCCGTTCGAGCTCAAGGAGATGGTCCCCGTCGATGGTGGGGGCTGGGAAATCTCCGGCTACGCCAGCACCTTCGGCGGCGAGCCCGACAGCTACGGCGACGTGATCGTCGCGGGCGCCTTCGCCGAGTCGATCGCGTCCCGTCCGACGAAGTTCCTGTTTGAGCACCGCGACCCGATCGGCCGCCAACTCGACATCCGCGAAGACGAGCGAGGGCTGTTCGGGCGCTGGACGATCGTCGACACGGCAGCCGGCACGGACGCCTACAAGCTGGCGAAGGCCGGCGTCCTGGACTCGCTCTCGATCGGCTACTTGACGCTCGAGGCCGAGTTCCGCGAGGACGGCGTACGCCTGCTCCGCAAGGTCGACCTCTACGAAGTGTCGGCGGTTGCGATCCCGGCCAACGTCAACGCCGTCGTCACCGACGTCAAGGATGGGAAGGCGACCTGGACGACGGCCTACGTCAACAACCTGCCTGATTCAGCGTTCGCGCTGATCCTGCCGGGCGGCAAGAAGGACGAGGACGGCAAGACCACGCCGCGCAGCTTGCGCAAGCTCCCGCACCACAACGCCGAGGGCGACCTCGACATGCCGCACCTGCGGAACGCGCTCTCTCGAGCGCCGCAGATGACCGGCGTTTCTGACGCGCAGCGCGATCGCGCCATCGCCCACTGCGAGCGTCACATGAACGCCAGCAAGGCGGCGGCCGAGCACGATCACGAGCCCCCCCATGAGCGCGTCATCTATCCAGGACAGGAAGCTCGCCGACGACGGCTGCTCCACCTGGGTGTTCAACTGGAGTCGGTCTCATGAGCATGACCGTCGCGGAGGCCCGCGCCGAGATCGCCAACCTCTACAAGCATGGCATGGAAATCGAGAACAAGTACCCCGCCGGTCTGACCGAGGAGATCAACAAGGAGGATTTCGACGAGGTCAAGAAGACATGGGCGGAGGTCGATACCCTGGAGGCGAAGCTCTCCGGCCTCGAGGTTGCTATCGAACGCGCAGAGCGCTACCGCGAGAAGGGCAAACTGTTCACCACGCCGGCCGAGCGCCACGCCCAGCCGGAGGGCGACGGTGCCTCATCGAACGTGATTCAGATGTTCGGGCACCAGTTCGCCGAGGATGACGAGTACAAGCGAATCGTCAACTCCGGCATCCTGAACAACCCATCCTCGCGCGTCGAGTTCGGCGTCCAGCTCAAGGGTTCGCTACTCGCCTACATGGCTCGCAAGGCGCTGATCTACTCGGCGTCTGGCCAGGGCGGCAACCTGATCGTCAACGATCGGCAACCCGGGTTCATCGACATCCTGCAGCGGCAGTTGACGATCCTCGATCTGATACCGACGACGCAAACCACGTCGAACATGATCGAGTACGTCCAGGAGAAGACGTTCACCAACAACGCCGCCGAAGTCGCGGAGGCGACGGCGACGACCGGCACCACCGGCACGAAGCCGGAGTCCGTGCTCAACTTCCAGTTGGCGACCTCGCCCGTTCAGACGATCGCCCACTGGATTCCGATCACGAACGCCATGCTGGCCGACGCGCCCCAGATCCGGGGCATCGTCGACAACCGTCTGATCTACGGGCTGAATCAGCGGCTTGAGACGGAAGTGCTGGCCGGCGACGGCAACACACCGAACCTGCGGGGCATGCTCAATACGTCTGGCATTCAGACGCTCGGCCTTGCGGCAGGTTCGACCTACGGCGGGCAGGCGAACGTCGTGGACGCGGCCTACGCTGCGATGGTGCAGGTGCAGGTGACCGGGTTGGCGTCGCCGAACGCCTTCGTCTTCAACCCGATCGACTGGGCGGCTGTCCGTCTCTCGCGTGAGAACGCGGCCACCGGCACGCTCGGGGGGTACCTCTATGGGCCGCCCTCTGTCGCTGGTCCGATGACGCTGTGGGGACGGCCGGTCGTCGAGGCGATCGGCATGACGCAGAACACGGCGCTCTGCGCCGACTTCCAGATGGCGACGATGCTCTTTGACCGCGAGCAAGCGGCCATCCGGGTCGGGACCATCAACGACCAGTTTGTTCGCAACATGCAGACGATCCTGGCCGAGCTCCGGGCTGCGTTTGTCGTGTTCCGCCCGTCTGCCATCGCGCAGATCATGGGCGTCTGATCGGAGGCTGACATCGCGACCTACCGGGTGGGCAGCGCGGGGGCGACGGTCTTCAATCCTGAAGGCCGTCCCATCGCGCGGCTCAAACCCGGAACGGTCATCGTCGAGGGCCTGATCGAGGATGCTCGTCTGCCGGCCGCAGATCGTCCGCCGAAGCGGGTCAAGGGCTACGCCGACAAGCAGATCCACCCGGCCGAGGACAAAGCCTGATGGTCGCCTATACCGACGCTGCCAAGATCGAGGCCTACCTCGGCGCCACGCTGACCGGCCCTCAGCAGAATCAGGCTGGCGTGGTGTCACAGGCGATCTCCGATTGGATCGATCAGCAGACCAGCCGGTCGTGGCAGCAGACCTCGCCCATAGTCGACGAGCTGCACACTATGGTGCGCGACCGGGTGTATCTGAACAATCGGCCGGTCGCAACCATCACCAGCGTCAAGACCAGAGCCGCCGCCTTCGTCGGCTTCGGCTGGACGACGTACGACTCGAGCCAGTACGAGCTGCTCGACGCTGCTAACGGCGTCCTGCTGATCCAGGGCTGGAGCGCCTCGTCAGACGCGCTGGTGCAGGTCAGCTACACGTTCACCGCGCCGGTGCCGGCTGACATCGCCTTCGCCGCGACTGTCTTAGCAGCCGACCTGCTGACGACGACGCTGCACCCCGAGTCCGCCGGGGTCAGTCAGATCGCGGTCGGCCAGAACGATATCTCCGTCAAGTTCGCCGATGCGTCGGCTGTGTCGCCTGCCGTCTCACGAGCCATCCAGATGATCCGTGGTCGGCGAGCCTGGATCGTCGCGTAGGGAGGGCAGCATGCCTGAAGTCATCATTCGTCATCCGCGCTCAGGCGCCGAGTACGGCATCGACTCGGCCGACTTCCGACGCGGCAAGCACTACCTGGACCCGGCGACGGGCGAGCTGGTCACGTTCGCGGACGCCGGGTTCAGAATCGTCTCACTTCCGAACGGCGAGCCGTACCACCCGCCGGCCGAGCGCAAGGCTGACTGACCGTGACGATCGACCTGACCAGCCTCCGCGCGCTGGCGGCCGCATTTCGCCCAGGCACGGCGACGATCCAGCGCTCTACCGAGACGACATCGGGCGATGGCACGAGTCAGTCATGGGCGACGTTGGCGATCGTCTCGTGTCGTGTCTCTCGCATCGGCCAGGGCGGTAACGAGGGGCTCGGAGCGGATGAGTCGCTGCAAGCAATTGGGCAGCGCCGTATCAAGCTGCCGGCGGGGACCGATGTCACGGCCAAGGACCGGATCATCGTCGACGGCGTGACCTATGAAGTCGCTGACGTTCCGAAGATCGACTACGAAGTCGAGCGGATGGCGATCTGCCGGGAAGTGGTCTAGGGGGTCCGTGTGCGTGGGGGACATTTGTTTCTCTGGCAGCTCGCTGGGAGTGCTCACCGCAGTCTGGGCCGTCGTGCAGGGCGTAATCGTCTTCCTCTTCTGGGGTTGGATCAACTCGCTGAGAGATTCGATCCGCGAGGCGCGGGAGGAGCGGGACCGCGCGTTCGATGGCTGGGAAAAGACGATCGGGCTGGGGGAGACAGCCGTGCGGCGGGAGCGACGGAGAGGGTCATGAATTGGCTGCTGTCTCCACTCCGATGGCTGATCCCGTCCCCACCAGTGCCGCCGGACGACAGTGAAAGCGTAACTCGCCGGCGTCATGATCTCGAGCGGCGGTTGGAGCGGCTGACCCGCGAGGTCGAGGTCATCCAGCGCGTCCAGGGCAACGAGGGGCCACGGCAGTGACAGCATCGCCGCTCGAGATCGCCTGGTCCGCGATTGCCGCGATCGGCCTCGGTATCACGGCCTGGATGCTGATCGACGGCTGGCTCGACTTCAGAGCTGTCGGGCAGGCCATTCTGGGCGGCTTTGCGCGGCGGCGCGGGGCTCGCTGGTGGCTGGCCGTTGGAGCTGTCACCGGCAATGCCATCACCCTCTTCGTCTGGGCCGGCTTCCTCTTCGTGGGCCTGATCGCGATGAACACACCCCCCCCGCCCCCTCCCCAGGAGCAATCAATAGCGGCAGGCTGGACCCTGATCGCGATGGAGGCCCTGCTGGCGGGGACGCAGATCTGGGCCAGGTTCGTACGGCAGCGGGTTGCGGGACGCCGGCATTCCCCACGTCGGACCACGGCATGAGCAAGGGGGAGCGTGTCGCCGTCGCCGCCACGATCTGCGTGATCGTGCTCGTCGTGCTCTTGATCTGGAGGACACCATGACACTCGGACTCAGCGGCGTCTGCTACATCGTCGCGGTCATCCTGTTCGTGCTGGCCGCTGTGCCGTTTGGCGAGCCGTGGGGAGGCCGTCTCTCGACGATCGGGCTGGCGTTCTTCGCAGCGGGACATCTGCTCTGATGTCCGACCCGATGGCCCGCACCATCCTGCTCTACGTCCTGTCGATCGCGGCGGGAGCAGCAGCGGCCGGCCTCGGCGTGCTGGCGACGCAGCTTGCCGGAGCCGATCCGATCAACTGGCGGCCGATCATCGCCGCCGCTATCGGGCCGATCGTGGCGGGCCTGGCCGCGAGCCGGCTGCCCCGGCCCGAGGGCGCGGCGCTGGCAGCCCAGATCGACAGTCTGAAGGCGCAGGGCGTCCCACGCGCCGAGATGGTCGTGGTGAGCCAGGAGGAAGCGATCAGAGGGATCGCCGAGGCGCCGCCTCCTGATGCCGGCCGATTGCCGAGGGATGAGTAGCGATGGCCGGGACCGGCGCTACCGTGAGGATTATCTCGAACCGGCTGCCCCAGGTGCCGGCCATGCTCCGGACGGCCGTCAACGCCGAAGTGGCGAAGGCCGCCTTCGAGATCCAGGCTCAGGCCCAGGCGAAGGCGCCGGTCAAGACCGGGACGTTGCGCCGGTCGATCCACACCGTGCTCGAGGATGGCGGACGGCGTGCGGTGGTCGGGCCGAGCGTCAACTACGGCCTCTACGTCGAGATGGGCACCAGAGGCCGAGCGGCCAGGCCCTTCATGCGGCCGGCGGCGGAGGCGGTGCTCCCGAAGTTCGCGGCTGCTGTCAAGTCGATCCTGGCGAGCCTCCGATGAGCGAGCTTCGCCCACCGCCGCCGGTTCCGGACTTCGATTTCAACAGCGAGCTTCGGGAGGGGCTACCCACCTGGATTCGGGTTCTATGCGCCGTCGTTGTCGCGATCCTCTGGGGCTGGCTCCTCTGGCAACTTGCGACGGGTGGGCACTGAAGTGATCGAAGGCCAGCGCGTCGCGTCCCTCGTGTTCGACCTCCTGGTCGCCGATACCGGCGCCGGCGGCGTCAACACACTGGTCTCTGGACGGATCTATCGCGACCTCGTGCCCCAGGCGGCCGCGCTGCCGGCCATCACCGTCACGCTGGTCTCGTCAACCGACACCAACACGCTCGGCGGGCGCCGTGTCTTTCAAAACGTGCTGGTTGACGTCCGCGTGGTCGGCGACGGCTCGAGCTACCAGAACGCGATTGCCGACCGGGTTGACGCTGTCCTCCAGAACATCGGCGGGCTGAAAGAGACGGTCCGGGTCGTCGAGCTGCGCCGTGAGCAGGTGACGGCCTTCGTCGAGAACGACTCCGGCAAGCTGTACGCCCACATCGTCAGTTCCTATCGCAGCGAGAGCTACGCCACCTAGAAAGGGGTGATCCGATGGCCGATAGGTTCCTAGTCTCAGAGGTGGTGCAAGTTGGAATTGAAAGCGTGCCAGGGACCGCCGTCGTGCCCACGAAGCAATTCACCGGCTTGAACGTGGAGCTTGACACGGCGTTGGAGTACGACGAGTTCGGCCCGATGGGCCAGCTCACGCAGACGATCGTGGCGCCCCGCCAGGAATGGGCCCAGGGCAGCCTGTCGGGCTACCCGACCTACACCGAGATCGTCTATCCGCTCTCAAACCTGTTCGGCGCAGCGGTCATCACCACGCCGACCGGAGCTACACTGCGCCGGCTCTGGTCCTGGAATCCGTCAGCCTCGACGCCGTGGACGCCGAAGACCTGGACGATCCGGCGGGGCGTGCCGGCCGACACGGCAGAGGAGGCGAACTACGCGCTCTTGTCGGGCTTGAATCTGGCCTTCGCCCGGTCATCTGCCCCGAGCATCGGCGGCGACCTGTTCGCCCGTCGCCTGGACTACACGGCCGTGCTGGCGACAACCGGCGTGACGACCCCGACCAATATCCCGATGCTGCCGGTGGAGGGAGACGTCTTCTTGGACGCGACCGCTGCCGGGCTCGGCACGACGAAGCTGCTCCGAGACTTCAGCCTGGAGTTCTCGATTGCCGACCTGTTCGGCCCGATCTGGCCGATCAACTCATCGCTCAACTCGTTCGCGGCGCACGGCGTTCAGAAGCCAACCATTCAGGCCGTGCTGCGCCTGGGCAATGACACGGTTGGCCGCTCGCTCGTGACGAACATGCGCGCGGGGACGCCCGTGTTCATCCGCTTCTTGTCGACGTCTGGCCAAATGGTCGAGGCGGCGGCTCCATACAAGTTCACGCTCGACCTGGCCGCCATGTGCGTCGAGGCGCCGGCCAGAGGCGACGAGAATGGGCTGCTCTCGACGCTGGAGTGGACGTTCCGCGTCGTCTCTGACGCGACATGGGGATCGTGGCTCAAGATCGCCGTCGAGAACAACCTAACCGGCCTCTAGGTGCCTGAATCTCAGGCTTAGGAGGGTCCATGCCGTTTGATCTGAACGCGATCGAGCGCGGCTACGGCGAGTGCGAGGCTGAGTGGCCGCCGAACAGCGGCCAGCACATCCTCGTTCGCTACCGCGCCACGCTGAACAACCGCGCGCTGATTGCCATGAAGCGCGTCATGATCGGCGTGCTGACGCTCGATGGCACGACCCGGTTCCCGGACGTCGAGGCGATCATCGACGAGCTGATCCGGGTGCTCTTGCCGTCAGGGCCAGAGGTGCCAGAGGATGAGCGCGGCTGGGATCTGACCGACAATGGCACGTCCATTCCGGTCACGTTCGACACGGTTGTCGATTTGCCGCCGGGACTGCCGGCCGCGATCCTGGGCGCCATCTTCCGGGACATCAACGACCCAAACAGGAGAAGGCCCGTCGGATTCAAGCGTGGATCGTCTCCGAGGGCCGACTCGCCGCCGACGCCGTCCCCGACTACTGGGGTCTCATCCACGACGCTCAATGGGCAGGCATCGCTCCCTGGACCCTTGCCGGCCTTGAGCATACCCGAGACTGGGCCTGTTGGGGGATCTGGATACGGGTACTGAGGAGCGCCGAGATCGGTGCCGAGAATGAACGAGCGATCAGGCAGCAGCGCAGACAGAAGGCAGGCGGCCGTGGTAGGTGAACATGGTTGACATCAGCAACCTACAGGTGGTCGTCGGGTACGACGACTCGGCCGTACAGTCGGGCGTCGGCAAGACCAGCCAGACGGTCGAGGGACTCGGCTCGAAGATTCAATCGGCGCTCGGGGCGGCTGCGATCGGCGCTGTGGCCGGGCTCGGCGCGGCCTTCGTCGGATCGGTCAAGTCGGCCGTCGACTTCGAGAAACAGATTTCAGCGATCAGCGCGGTTTCTGGGGCGACCGAAAGCGAGCTTGACGGGCTCCGCGCGACCGCGCTGCAACTGGGGAAGGACACCAGTTTCAGCGCTTCCGAGGCCGCCGCCGGCATGGAGGAGATGGTCAAGGCTGGCGTCAGCCTGGCCGACGTGATGGGTGGGGCCGGTCGGGCCGCACTGGATTTAGCAGCAGCGGGCGGGCTCTCCGTCGCAGAAAGCGCCACGATCGCCAGCGATGCGATGAATGTGTTCAGCGTCAAGGGTTCGGACATGGCGCATGTGGCGGATGTGATCGCCGGTGCAGCGAACGCCTCATCGATCGACGTCCATCAATTCGGTTTCTCTCTCTCAGCGGTTGGCGCCGTCGCGGCGACCGTGGGCCTTGGACTCGAAGATACCGCGACGGCGATCGCCGTTCTGGGTCAGGCCGGACTCAAAGGCGCTGACGCCGGAACGTCGCTCAAGACGATGCTCTTGAACCTGTCGCCGGCTACCGACAAGGCGGCGGCCGAGTTCAATAAGCTGGGGCTCACGACGTTCAACACGACCGCCGCGATGGAGCTGCTGAGATCGAAGGGCATCCAGCCGGTTAGCAGTGAGGCCGGCGCGCTCGCCGACCAGATCGCAAAACAAATCGTCGGTATCAAAGACTGGGCGACCGCGACGCAGAAACAGCGGGATGCGTACGACGAGATCACGAAGAAGAGCGGCGTGCTGACGAATGCGTTCTTTGATGAGACCGGCAAGGTCAAGTCACTGGCGGACGTGGCCGGCATCCTTCAAAAGGCCATGAAGGGGCTGACCGAAGAGCAGCAGCTTTCGGCGCTCCAAACCCTCTTTGGCACTGACGCGATCCGGGCGGCTGCCATCATGGCGAAGGCCGGCGCCGACGGCTTTACCAAGATGGCTGAGGAAATGAGCAAGGTCACGGCTCAGGCCGTCGCTCAGGAGCGGCTCAACAACGTGGCCGGCTCACTCGAGACGCTGAAGGGTTCCATCGAGACGGCCGCGATCATGCTCGGCTCGCTCTTCCTGCCGGCGATCAAGCGGACGGTCGACAACCTGACCTCTGGCGTCAACCAGGCGATCGAGATCATCGGTCAGATCCCGGACGCCGTCGAGACGGTCAAGCAAGTCCTGGCCGGCGACTGGTCGCCGGCTGACAGCATTGCGCCGTTCGTCAATGAGGTCGGCAAGGCGGCCGCGATGCTCCGCGACACGTTCGGGCCGGCGATCACGGTCGTCGGCGGCTATCTCCAGCAGCTCGGCGACTGGCTCGGGGCCAACGTCGCCCCAATCGCGGCCTTCGTGGCCGGCTTCCTCGGAGCCATCGCGGCGGCAGGCGTGCTCTCGTCAGCGATCACTGCTGTTGCTGCTGTGCTGGCGTTGCTGCTCTCGCCGCTCGGCCTGGTCGCGGTCGCGGTCGGCCTGCTGGCTGCGGCATGGGTGACCGACTTCATGGGCATTCAGGAGCAGACGGCCGCGTTCTGGGCGTTCCTCCAACCCTTGCTCCAGCAGCTCGGCGACTGGCTCGGCCCGAAGATCACGGCCGTCCTGACCTGGCTCACGAGCACGGGTTGGCCGGCCATGCTCGCGGCTGGTCAGGCCGTCTCCGAATGGATCACGGGGACGGCAATCCCAGCGCTGACACAGCTTGTCGACTGGCTCGGGCCGAAGCTCGTCGCGGTGACAACCTGGATCAGCGGCACCGGCTGGCCGGCGCTGGTGACGGCCGGGACAGCGGTCGGCACGATGGTGGCGGCCGTTATCAAGTTCTTCACGGATCTGTTTACCGAGTTGGAGAAACGCGGCGTCTTCACTGAACTGGGGACGATCTGGAATACCCTCGTCGAGATCGGCGGTCGGGTCTGGGACATCCTCCAGAAGATCGCCGCCGCGTTCCTCCCAGTGATCGAGGCGGTGGCGAAGTTGATGGCTGCGGCTGCGATGCCGGCGCTCAATGCCGCGTTCGGCTTCCTGGCGGAGAAAGCGTCAGCAGCCGGCGGGCCGGTCGGGATCGTGGCGGCTGCCATCGACACCATGGCGAAGGCAGCGTCTGGCGCGCTGGGCATCCTGAATACGATGCTCGCCACCCTCCAGAAGCTCTCTGAGATCAAGATCACCCTGCCGTCGTTCGGCAACGGGAGCGGCGGTGGCATCCCGGGTCTGGAGATGCAGTCATACAGGCCAGGTGGGGCAGGAACCGGCACGCGCGCGGTGGGTGGCGGGGGCGGCGGGCAGGTCAATCAGTTCAACCTCGGGCTCTCGCCTGGCGACGCTGAGGCAGCCTGCGGGCCGGCCGCGCTCGCATGGTTCATGAATATGAACGGTCGGACGCCGACGGGCTCGGAAGCGCTGGCCCTGGCCCGAAACGCCGGCTGGGACAGAAACACCGGCATGTACGGGCCAGGAGCATTCCGTGCGGCAGCCTCGGCGGCGGGCGTTCCCACAACGTCGGCAAGCCGATCGGATATCGACTCACTGGCGGCTGCTGGGCAACCGTTCGTGCTCTCGACGCCAGGTCACTATTTCCAAGTCAGCGGCGGCTCAGCGGCCGGCGGCCTCAATGTTGGCGGTAGCGGGCAGGCGTTGCGCGGCGGCTCAGGCGTGATGACGCTTCAGCAGATCGAGGATTTAATGGGGACGGTGCAGGATGTCATCGTCCCGCAGATCAAGAGTCCGGCGATGAATCCGGCCGACCTGCAAAAGACACTGTCAGGTGGGCCCGGCGCCTCACCGTCCGACTGGCCCGGGTTCATGCAGCAGACCTTTGAGCAGCTTCCGGCCTACCTGCAATCGCTCGACACGATCCAGCAGGCCGGCACCGAGGCGTTTACGGCGGTCGGGCAGGCAGGAACCGAGCAGGGCCAGGTGCTCGTCACGGCCTCGACCGATGCGTTCGGCAACGTGACCCGGATCTACTCGGAGGGCGGCATAGCTGTCGGCGCCACCATCACGGACACCGGCGGCCAGATCGTCCAGTCCTGGGGCGCGGCGGGCCAGCAGATGCTCGCGTCGACGCAGCAGAACAACAGCGCCGTCCTGGCGGACTACACCGGGACGTTCGGCGCGCTGGTCGTCAATAACCAGGTGACTGGCGCTCAGATGGTCGCTGACACCACCACGGCCGGGGCGGCGACGATCGCATCCTGGACCGACTGGACCGGCCAGGTCGTGACGACGCACGCCGCGATGGCGGCCGGCGTTGCGACGCAGGGCGCCACGATGCACGCTGAGCTGATCCGCCAGACGACCGACTCAGCCGGCCAGACCACGACGATTTGGCGTGAGCAGAGCGGCCAGATCACCACCATCGTCACCGACATGGCCGGCCAGGTCGTCCATCAGTTCACGACGGCCGGCGACGGGGCCAAGAAGGGGAGCGAGGGCGTCAAATCGTTCACCGACGCGCTCGGCAACATCAAGGTGCCGGACCTGGGCGGCGTCGTCCAGGGCTTCGACCAAGCGCGCAAGGCGGCCCAGAAAGCGGCTGACGCGGTCGAGGACTTCAATAAGGCGCTCGGGAGTAGCCGTGGTGGCAGCAAGAGCGGCGGCGGGAACAATCCATTCGGCAAGGCGGCCGGCGGCCCGGTCGACATCGGCCGGACCTACCTCGTCGGCGAAGAGGGCCCCGAGCTGTTCACGCCGTCCTCAAGCGGGACGATCATCCCGAACGGGCGCCTCAACTTCGGCGGCGGCGGCGGCATCATGGTCAACGTCGAGATACACGGCTCGCTGGTCGCCGAGCATGAGCTCGACGAGGTGATAGCTTCCGCGGTCTCGCGCTCGCTCCGGAGCGGCTCAGTCGGGCTGCGGAGGTAGCTGGTGGCAAACGAAGGGCTGACGCAGATCCGCAATCTCTGGGAGTCGCCGCTCACCGCTGACGTCTCATCGTCGGCAACCACGCTGCCGGTCGTCACAACATCCGGGATGCCGACCGCCGGCATCGTCTGGATGGGCCGCGAGGCGGTCTACTACACCGGCCTGACCGGCACGTCGTTCACCGGCTGCACGAGAGGGTTTGATGGAACGACCGCCACCGTCCACGGTAAAGGCGGCCGGGTGCAGGCGCGATTTGCAGCGGCCCATCACAACGACATGGCGGCGGCCGTCGCTGCCGCCGCGACCGCGCCGCGACAGCTCGGGTCCGTCAGCGGCAACGGATCGTCCAGTGTCCTCGAGATCGCGTCTATCCCGGCTACCTACCGAACACTTGAATGCATCCTGACTGGACGGAGCGACAACGCCAGCGCCAACACCGCCGTTCGGCTCACATTCGAGACGAGCCCCACGGCCGGCGCCTATGACGGCCAGCGCTGCAATGTGTTCGCCACTACGGTCAGCGCGGACGAGAACATCGGCTCGACTGACTACATCACCTTGGCTGCGATCGCCGCGGCCACGGGCACGGCGAACGTCGCGGGGGCCTTCCGTGTGGTGATTCCCGATTATTCCAACACCACGTTCTTCAAGACGATCGCCTGCCAGTCCGTTGGGGCTTACCAACTCGCATCCGGCGGACTCAGCGCTGGCGGTCAGACTGGAATCTGGGAGTCGACAGCGGCGATCGACCGTGTCCGGTTCACGCTGGCGGCGGGGAACTGGGTCACCGGCTCGCGGCTGACGGTATATGGCTGGC